ATTAGTCAGAAATTTTTTAAACAACGATGGTAACTACACACCTGTAGAAAAAAACCTCAAACTTACACATCCATTAGACATTTACCAATCCACCAACGGTCTCATATTTGAGATTGCTTGTACTGGCATTGATAAAAATGACCTTGAAATTCTTATTGAAGGTCAAACACTAAGAGTAAATTACGAAAAACAACGTGATGTATTAGAAGACGAAGCAGAAGAGCTTTCTAAAAAAGAATACATCTACAAAGGTATTGCTAAACGTTCATTTAATTTAGGATGGAAAATCGATCCTAAATTTGATTTAAATAAAGCAGTCCCTACATTCGAAAATGGACTTTTAGAAATAACTATCCCTTATTTAGCGGGTAAAGGTATAAAAACCTTAAAAATAAAATAAAAGTTTCATAAAAAAAACGTGTCCTAGCGCATTTTCTTTCGTATATTTACGGTATGAAAAAATTTAAACAAATACAAACCATTAGTGACCCTTCATTAGAACCATATTTCATCACTAAAGATGAACATTGTTTTACCATTAAGGAAAATGTATCACCTAATTCTAACCATTTTAGAACTCAAGGTAAAGGAAAAGATTATGAGAAATCTTTATTTTATTTCCCAACTTTTCAACAAGCTTTAGAACGGATAGCAACATTACAGTTATCCCAAAAAGAAAATTATAACAATCTTCAAGATTATCTTGAAAAATATGATTTAATTAGTAACCAAATAAAACAATACACAGATGGCATTAGAAGCACTGTTTGATGCAGTTATAGTTAAACCTATAGAGGTTGAGGAAGAATTTTATGGTAACATAATTGTCCCCGACGTAGGTAAAGAAACAAATGAAACCGGAGAAGTTATATCGATAGGACCTGGAAAATATACAATTTCAGGTGAGTTATTACCCTCCCAATTAAAAATAGGGGATATTGTAGTATTACCAACAATGGGGTTTACAAAATTACCCTATAATAAAGAAGAATATTATGTTGGACCCGAAAATCAAGTTTTAGCAAAAATAAACAATGAGTAAAGAAATTAAATTTGGAACTATTGCCCGAGAAGAATTAGTAAGGGGTATAGATAAATTAACAGATGCGGTAGTAGCAACATTAGGACCTAATGGAAGGAATGTTGTAATAGATAATGGGGATTCTCCCCAATCTACTAAAGATGGTGTTACAGTAGCAAGATCCATTTCACTAAAAAACCCTACACAAGAATTAGGTGTTAAATTAGTAAAGCAAGCAGCTATCCAAACCGCAAATAAAGCTGGGGACGGAACAACAACCTCAACATTATTAGCACGTGAAATAGTAAAAGCAGGATTAAAAGCTGTAGCTAATGGTGAAAACGCGGTGAGTATTAAACGAGATATTGATGATGCTGTAAAAGTAGTAGTTACACAATTAAAATCAATATCCGAAGATATATCCGCTGAAGATCAATTAGAACAAATCGCAACGATATCAGCTAACAATGATGATGAAACTGGTAAGCTAATTGCAACCGCCATTGATAAAGTAGGTATGGAAGGTGTAGTACATATTGAAGAATCTAAAACAGGTGAAACTTATTTAGAGACAGTTGAAGGAATGCAATTTGATCGTGGGTTTAAATCACCTTATTTTGTAACAGATAATAATACAATGTCTTCAATGCTTGAAAATCCAATGATTTTAATTGTTGACCAAAAATTAACACAAGTTAAGGATTTGTTACCCATTTTAGAAGCAGTATCATCCCAAGCTAAATCTTTATTAATTATTGCTGAAGATATTGATAATGAGGCACTAGCTACTCTTATTGTTAATAAAATGAGAGGTATAATGAAAGTATGTGCTGTAAAAGCCCCTGACTTTGGTGATAGACGTAAGTTAGTCTTAGAAGATATAGCAATTACAACAGGTGGTCAGGTATTCAGCAAAGAAAAAGGTATGAAGCTTGATAAGTTTAGTTGGGATTGGTTTGGAGAAGCACGAAATGTTACTGTAACTAAAGAACAAACAACTCTTGTAGATGGAAAGGGATCACTTGAATCAATTGAATCACGTATTGAAGAATTACAACAACAAATTGACAAAGCTTCTACACCTTTCGAAATTGAAAAACTACAAGAACGATTAGCAAAATTTGTTGGTGGTGTAGCTATTATCCATGTTGGAGGTGCTACTGAAACTGAAATGAAAGAAAAAAAGGATCGTGTAGATGATGCTTTACATGCTACCAAGGCAGCTATTGAGGAAGGAATAGTCCCAGGTGGGGGAGCTGCTTTATTATATGCTTCTCAAAAATTATCACGATCCAAAACCGGAAGTGCAATTGTACGTAAAGCATGTCGAATGCCCTTCCAACAAATCCTAATTAATGCCGGGTATGAAGATGCTGAAGCACAAATGTTAGGAAAAGAATTAGTAGAACTTAATGATACATGGAATGGTTATGATCTTATTAAAGAACAAACTATTAATATGAAAGAAGCAGGTATCATTGATCCTACTAAAGTAACCCGTACCGCATTACAAAATGCAGCTTCTATAGCAGGTACAATATTACTTACAGAATGTACAGTAGTAGATGAACCTATAGAAGATAATGTACAACAACCAATCGATCCTATGATGGGAATGATGTAAATTTAATTAAAATTAAAAAAATGACAAAACAAGAGATTTTCGAACAGATTAGTACCCTTTACCAAACATTTACAGATGAGCATAACTCAACTACAAAAGCTGGAGCACAACGTGCTCGTAAAGCAATTGGTACTATCAAAAAATTAGTAACAGATTATCGTAAGGCTTCAGTAAATGAAAGCAAATAATCCTGAAATTAATGTAATTGAGGAAAGCGTTCTTATTGCCAGGCGAGTACCGCCTGGTGATAAATGGCGTTTAATATCAAATGAACCAGAGGGTCCGGTACATGCTACTTTAACCGATACTTTAGAGGCATATATGATTAAAACGGGTTTTAAGGGGGATTATCGTTTAGCTCCTTTGAAAAGCGAATTATTTATTGTATCTTCATCCGAGGAAATTATAGAACCAGAACCAGAAAAACGATACTCAATTTATGGCGAGTATTAATTATGGACCTGCTCGATTTTAACTGTAAGCCCATATATGTATAATCATGAGAGAATATTACGTTTATACACATTTAAATCCTAAAACTAAAGACGTATTTTACGTTGGTATAGGTAAAGGCAATCGAGCATACAATAAGTGGGCGGGACGCAACAAATTCTGGGATAATTATGTTAACAAACATGGATTTGAAGTTGAATTAGTAGCAGAAGGCTTAACTCGAGCTCAAGCAGGTAAAATCGAAATTAAATTAATAGCCGAATTAGGGAGGAGACAAATTGATGAAGGTGGAACCCTAGTAAATAGAAGTACAGGTGGAGATGGCGGAAGTGTTGGTTATACCCACACAGAAGCATTTAAACAAAAATTATCATTAGACAGAAAAGGAAAGACAAAACCCCCTCATTCTAAAGAAACTAAAGATAAATTGAGTAAATCTTTAACAGGTAGAGAAGTTACTTGGGGTAAAACCACATTACAATACGATAAACAAGGTAATTTTATCAAAGAATGGCCCTCAGCTAAAGAAGCAACTAGAGAAACGGGTGTCAAAAATATATTTGAAGTAGCAAGCGGGTATAAAAACCAACTTTATAAGAGTTCTGGTGGTTATATTTGGGAATACAAATAATAATTCGTATATTTAAGTTATGATAAATAAGAGAGAACAAACACTTCTTAACGAGAGGTATCGCCCAACTAATCTAAAAAACTATGTTGGTAATGCTAACCTAAAATCTTCCATCCAAAATCAACTAGATAACAATGATATTCAGAATTATTTGTTCTACGGTCCAGCAGGTTGTGGTAAAACCACCCTTGCAAAGTTAATTATTAATAATTTAGACTGTGATTCACTTTATATTAATGCATCAGATGAACGTGGAATTGAAACTATTAGAGATAAAGTAACAGGATTTTCATCAGTTGCTAGTATAAAACCCCTAAAAGTAGTAATACTTGACGAAGCAGATTTTTTAACAATCCAAGCACAAGCTTCCCTACGTAATGTTATTGAAACATTTTCACGAACAACAAGATTCATTTTAACTTGTAATTTTGTAGAAAGAATTATTGACCCCATTCAATCACGTTGCCAAACATTTAAAATAATACCACCCACTAAAAAAGAAGTAGCAGTACACATATCAGGGATATGTGATAAGGAAAATATAGATTATGAAATACCATCCTTAGGGAAACTAGTAAATAAATACTATCCTGATATTCGTAAGATGTTAAATACTGTTCAAGCAAGTACCATAGATGGACGTTTACAACTTGATGATAGTTTACTTATATCTACTAGTTACATGACATCCGTTCTTGAAGGATTAAAAAATAATGATTTTAAAGCTATTAGGCAAACAATAGCTGATTCAGGTGTAGATGATTTTGATGAATTATTTAGATTTTTATATGAAAACTCTACTGAATACATGCCCGATAAAGAGGGTACAGCTGCTATTTTAATAAATGAACACCTTTATAAATCAAATTTCCGTATAGACAAAGAGATAAACTTAATGTCTTTAATTCAAAACTTAATCAACAACCAATAATGGAACAACCAATCCAACAACCTAAAATTGACCTTAGTAATACACAGGCAATCAAAACATCAGATAATAGTAGCGTATTCCAACAAGGGGTTATTTTACGTAAAGTATCTAAATTTGTAACAGGCACATCAGAAGATGCTATGGTACCTATCCCCGTATTTTTTGAACCTAATACAGGTAAAATATTAACTGACTCCGTACCTAAAGAATTACGTGAAGAATTAGTAGACGAGCTTATTTAACATGAGGAATGTATTTGATTGGGTTAAAGAAATTAATACTAAAAAATCCCCAGTTAATTCTTTTTCTACTAAAGATTGGGATCAATGGAATTCTTATGTAGTACATAGAGTACTTAGTATGAACCCTGATTATCTATCTTTGGTTAATGAGGTCCAAAAATTACCACCTGATAGTAAAAAACAAATATATTCCATTTATAGAGAATTTATACCAAAAAATAATAAATGGAGCAAATATATTAAGTCAACTATAAAACAACGTAATACGGATTTAATTACTTATTTAACTAATTACTTCCAATTATCTACTCGTGAAATAAAAGGATATTTAAAGTTTTTAGGTGATGAAGAAGTTATTAAAATATTATCCCAATTAGGGGTTGAAGACAAAGAAATAAAAAAGTTATTAAAGTAGAATATAAATATAGTAAATCTACCCTACAAATAGACCCATCTAAAAATTGGGGTGATATTATATCCTTTTTAATTCTCAAATACTTTTCCAAAAGCAACAAGTTATCCCCAAAAGATATATTTGCTTTTGATGAGGAAGGTGTTCAAGTTTTTAAAAATGGAAAAATATTAGCTATAGGCAGTAGCATGGTATTTACCCAACCCAATGATATAGTATGGGGAACAGGTTGTATATCACCTGAAGAAATAGGACTCCCCCCATTAAAAGTATACTTAGTTAGAGGCCCATTAACACGAAAAGAGTTAATTAATAAGGGAATAGAAACTCCTGAAATTTACGGTGACCCTGCTTTACTGTTTCCTGAAATATATAACCCCAAACCAAACCCCAAATACAAATATGGTTTAATTCCTCATTATATTGATTTTACAGACCTTAAATCATTAGAAGTAATAACACGTTTAGAATCCCAGGGAGTTAAAATAATTAATATAACAGCTGGGGTATTTAATTTTATAGATGAATTACTTCAATGTAGTAATATTTTATCTTCTAGCCTACATGGTTTAATAGCATCTGATGCGTATAATATCCCTAACACTAGGGTAAAGTTGAGTGATAAATTAGCAGGTGGGGATTTTAAGTTTAATGATTACTCCTTATCTATGGGTAAAACATCAACTATAGGAGACATAAATGACTACCTCCATTTAGATTATTCTTATAACACACAATGGGATAAAAATAAAATATTAGAATCTGGTCCTTGGAACGACCCTAAATGTAAGTTTTTTTATGAATAAAGCCTTTATACTTCATGCTAATGAAAAATACTTTGATATAGTATCTACATGTATTAAATCCATTAGACACTATAGTAATTTACCTATTTACTTATATTTAATTAATAGTAATAAAAAATGTGATATTAGTAATGTTACTACTATTAACTGGGATTTACCATTAAAAAATATAGATGACAGGTATATAGATAATGATGGTAATTTCTATATTAATAGAAGTAGTAATGAAATATATAATATTTTAATCCAAAAACCTAAAATTGCTAAACACGCCTTAATTAACTTTGCGGATGTAATAGCCTATATTGACAGTGATTCTATTGCTACCCCATACGTAGAAAATATATTTAATTATTATAATAATAATGAACCTTATCCCTATTTTGGGCAGGGAATATATCAATTTTTACATTATAATGGGAGAGGTGGTGCAATGGATGAAAGTGATTTAAGTACAACTCTAGAACACCCTATAAGCGAATTATTTAGATTAAATCAGTATAACCGAATAGCCCGGTTTTATAGGCAAACTGGTTATTTTATAGCTGGAAAAAATAATATAGATTTTTTAGAAGAATGGTATTGGATGTGTAACCACCCAACTATATTAAAAAATACTTCTTTTTATGCACCTTTCCATGAAGAAACAGTATTAAATCCTTTACTTTGGGATAGAGAATTTTATAATGGCTTGCCCCTTGTATATCTTAATGGTACATTGGATACCATAGATGAAGTATATAACCAACTTAAATTCTCAGGACAAGTTCAAGATGTAAGACCTTGGTTAAAAATACCTTCTATAAAGGAAAACCTATTATTTTTCCATGGGGAGAAAAGGGTTAGTGTTATGAATAAAATGATAATTAAAATAAACCAATTATATGAAAAAAGAATTATTTGATATGTTAATGTCCCAAGCTATTGCTGAACGTAATAAGGCAATTTTAACACTTAATATTTTAAGCGAATCTCCAGCAGGTATTGGGGACCATTCAACCACTGATTTTTATAATAATGCTAATGAGGCACTATCAATGTTGGTTGATGCCGATGATAAAGTATCAGCTTTAAATAATTATTTCACTTCCACTAAACCTCAATTAAATGGGTGATTCTGTAAAAAAATTCCATGAAAATGAAAATAATCCCCATTGGGAAACTAATAATACTATAAACTCTCAAACCATATACCCTGGAGATATTAATATTACAGAAAACAAACCAACAAAAGATGGTTATGTACAAACAGTTAAATCTAAATTTGAGCAACGTTCCCAACTTGGTATTAAAAAATATAATACAACCCTAGAACGTGATGATTTAAATTTACAAGATTGGTTAAACCATCTTCAAGAGGAATTAATGGACGCTACACTGTATATTGAAAGATTAAAAGCTGAACTAAAACAATAATTTTGGCTAGAAAAATCCCTAAAATAGTTAAGGAGATTAGAAAAAATCCTCCATCCCCTGTAAATTATGCATTTCAAAAGAATGTATCATATTCTCAAATGAATATATTTCGTTCTTGCCCACATCGATGGAAATTGCAGTATAAGGATAAGATAAAAAGATTTACATCTTCTATCCATACTGTATTTGGAACTGCTATACATGAGGCGATGCAAGAATATCTTGCGGTTATGTATGAAACATCTGCAACTAAAGCAGACTTATTAAATTTAGAAGCTAACTTCCAAAATTACTTCATAGCAGAATATAATAAGCAATATAAATCAAACACCTCCAAACATTTCTCATCAGCATTACAAATGAGGGAGTTTTATGAGGATGGTATTGCCATTCTAAACTGGTTTAAAAAGAAACGTTCTAAATACTTCACAACCCGCGGTTGGCATTTAGTTGGATGCGAAATTCCATTAGTAATTGCGCCAGATAAAATGCGTAACAACATATTGTATGCTGGGTTTTTGGATGTGGTAATGTATAATGAAAAAACAGAAATGTTTAAAATTATTGACCTAAAAACTAGTACTAGAGGTTGGAGGGACCAAGATAAAAAGAATGAAGATAAACAATTCCAATTACTACTTTATAAAAAATTCTTCTCAGAACAGTATAATATTCCCTTAGATAAAATAGAAATTGAATTTTTTATATTAAAAAGAAAGGTATTAGATTGGGATGATGATAATATTAAATCCCCACACCAAGCCTACAGAGTCCAAACTTTTTCCCCACCAAGTGGAAGAATAAAATTAGGACGTGCTAATAAGGCAATAACGGATTTTATAAATGAATGCTTTAATAATGGGGGAGAAATTAAAGATACTACATACCCAAAATCCCCTAGTAAGTGGAATTGTAATTTTTGCCCTTACAAAGAAGATGCAAAATTATGCGGTGAAGGCGTTAAATTTTAATCCTCC